TTCCGGATCTAACCAGTCTTTCTGCAGCCAGATGTTGATTGCTCCCCCATACGGGCAGTCATAATCCCCGCCAAGCATCACATCGCGTCTCGCGCAATAATCCCGGATGGCCTCCCATTCGTCTATGTCTACAACCGCGATGGGAACAAAGCCCTTTTTGTTCTTCAAAACCATGATTTGCCTCCAGTGGGGTAATGGCGATCAATAGCATTATTTTGCCGTGAAAGAAGGTTTCCGGTTAAGCCACTCCATCCAAAGCTGCTCAATGTTCTCTATTCCTGTCACATTAGCCATCGCTTCGAAGCTCTCTGGTTTAGGCAGATGCGCTCCACATTCCCAGGTCTGGATGGTGCTCATGCCCACACCTATCAGCGAGGCTGCCTTCATAATAGATAGCTTGTTCTTCGAGCGGAACTTACGCAGAGGATTTTCCTCCATCCACGCCTTTAGGTCGTTCATCGTCAAAAATCCCCTTTCTTCTGCAATAATAACACGAACCCATCACCCGCGGCAAATCATCAATAATACCAATAGCACCAATAACAAGATAAAGGTCCCAAAAAAAGCGGCTCCGGAGAGCCGCTAATCCCTAATTTGACGCTGAAAGGAATTCTTTGGCTATCTCATCCATCTGTGCCTTCCACAGATCAATTTCCTCCACCGTCATTCCTACGCTTATCCGATCATGATCGGTCGCTTCTCCACCGCGAATGTTGTAAAGCAGCATCTTCAAAGTAGCGTTATCTAACCCCAACTGCAAACCATACTTGTACGCTTCCACTACCTGTTCCCTTGAGGCCTCCTGGTTCAAAACGGCTTCACTAAATCCATTCTGGGCCTCGATTCCGGATTCAGTAAGGTGATTACCTTCCCGATTGAAAATCTCTCCTCCTAGGGCCTCTAGAACAGCCTGCTTGTCATCTTCCGTTTCTTCGGTCTCTCTAGCTGGTCTTTTCTCCCTGCCTTTTGAGGTTTGATCCTGTTTCGCCTGCTGCACCCCTAGGACTTCCCGCTCTGCAGGAACTTTCGCGCTGGGTTTTACTTCCTCCAGCTCCAATGTCGGCATCTGCAGATCGGTTCTGATAAGTTTATCCATGATTTCCGGATAGCTTGGACGCTCCAGGATTCTCACCTGGTTGATGGGTTCATTTCGGAAACCGTTCTTATACACTTCGGCAGTAAAATTCGGCAGAAGCCTCAAATGCAAATCTACCCGATAAGGTAGTTTCTTATACCCCTCGAAAACATAATACCCGGTTCTCTTTCCGTCCTCTGTGTATTCTTCCCGCAGCCGTCCGGTGATCACACAGTAAAAGCCCTTATCTCGGATGATCTTGAGCATGTTATCAATCTTCTCCCAGACGCGGGCCCAAATGTAGGTTGGGAAAATCTTCTCGACCCTAGCTTCTTCCAGGTATTCCAATTCTGCCATGGCCTGCAGATCTGATCCCGAATCAATAACGATTGTGCCGCCCTGGTGCTCGGTGAAAACTCGCTGGAGAAGAACCTGCCGCAGTTCATTGAAGGTCGTGATCTTCTTTCGATAAACCTTCTTACTGCCGGCGAATTTCGCGGCCACTACATCGGCGCGGTTTTCCGTATCTAGGAGGAAAATGGGTTCTGGAAATGTCATGGAAAAATGCGTCTTACCTACCCCTTGCATCCCCTCCACAAGGACGATAAAGGGTAACTCACCTGGGTTTTGAGCAATCTCGTCCCATTCTATGTTCACCTTCTGCTGCCGCAACTGCGGCCTGTTTGGATGCACCTTTTGATTAACCATCTAGCGGATCTCCTTCCTGTCCTCGGTCAAAGGCTGAATGAATGGTTACTGGCTAAAAGGGGACATCAGTGATGCTGGCGAGGTCAATTTTCTCTCTAGCGTTCTCTTCCTCGGCCTTCGCCCATTCCACGGCCAACATCCAGGTCTCAGTGTAGATAGCTTCCACTTTTTTGCGCCACTCTTCGCCCAGCTTCGCCAGCTCGTTCAAACCTGTTTTGAGCGGTCTTAAATCCATGGCGAAACATTTGTCGCGAAGTTCCGTTGGGCAAATCTTATACAGCGTTTCCACCAGCTTCCGGTCTCGAATTTTAGACTGCTTGCGGAGCCTAATTTTCGCTAAGGGTGTAAGCTTGAGCGTTGCCCCTTCGGCCTCCATCCGACTGATGAGGGTATTCCTCGCTGCATCCCTTGCGGTGCGTGCTACCTCGTACACTTCTTCCAAGTCAGCCAGTTGCTCCACAATCTGCTCATCAGTCATCTGCTGGAAATCCAGCACTTCTCCTGTTTTGAAATTGATATACATTGCCTTTCTCCTTTCTGATTTACTAAAGAGTCTCCCGGACAGCCTTAGCAATCTTTTTGGCCTGCCACTTCCAAATCCGGGGAAAATGGATGTCCTCCATGGTTCCACTTGAGGTTTCGATGATCACACGCCCCAAGATCAATCCCCTTCTTACCCGGACTGATGCAATTCTGTCTAAGCGGATTTCTTCCTCATTGACCTTCAGACCGAGCAGTTTCCTTCGGATAATTCGAACCTTCCCATTTCTGATCTCCAATTTGTCCGGCATAAGTACCCGAGTGATCGAACCTCCGAGGATCCTGCTGCTTTTGAAAACCATCGTCTGTACCGCCATCTGTGGATCTCCTTTCCGTATGTTTGGGCCTCTGTAATAATAATACCACCAATAATAACATGCGTCTACTGGGAAATTCGCCCAAACGACCGCCCAGAGCGCATTTCCGCGATTCCATAAAAAAAGACCTCGAAAGGTCTTTTCACTAGAAAATCTGCTGTATCACCCCGCTGCCCTTAAGCTGCGACAGTATGCCTTGAAAAGCTCTTCAGGATCGATACCAAAATCTAAGCAACCCTGTAGACACGTTTCCAGATACCCCATCGATGGCTTTTGCTCAAAACCCTTATTCAGAACATACGTCATGGCCACAAAACCACAGGATAAACGGACCTGCTGCTTCTCGTACCAGCCGGGATAACCCTCATAGCGATCCAGCGCTCTCTCATCCGTCTCTGAAATGAGCCAGATGCCCCCTCTTACGATGCCGCCTGGGCGCTTCACTATGGTCAAAACCCGTCGGAACTCCAGAGTATAACCGTTCAAATCGGCCCGTCCCATGGGAACTGCATTCGGACAGCGTCTTAGCATCTGCGCCTTGTTCAGATTCGATCCATAGGCGAAATAATACCTTCGCTGCACTGTTTATTCTCCTTCCAGAATCTCAATGAAGCCACATGCGGCCAAATCCATGATGAAATGCTCCGGATCATCATCTCTGATGACCGAACCATTCCATTCCTTCACCCGGCGCTTAACCCCGGCCATGTAGCTCTTAATGTCCGGATCTGGATCCAGCCTCATCGAAAGCCGCATCGCATTAACCACTTCTGCCCAGGAAGAAGTACCCTCAAAGATCTCTCCATCATCCGTCCATCTAACTCTAAACACTGCTTATACCTCCAGTTCTAGGAGGCAGCCTATGCAGCTGCCTCCAGGGTCCGAAAATGGGTGATCCTCCCTGCGATCCATTCGATCGCACTCTTTACGAGTTCGTCCATCTGTTCACCCTTATTGTGAAGGGCAAATTCTACCGCCACTAGCCGCCAAGGATTAGTTCTCTTATACCTCCTATCATCAAGGTTTACCTTCAGCTTGCGGCTGGATTCTGCCCGGTTTACGATCAGTTGCGTGAATACGATCCAGTTGATGATCTTGTCGGCCTCGATGGTGCCCGAATGATGTCGGAACTCGATGGTTCCGTGCCGCCACCAACTTTCCATGTTGACCTTGTAATATCTTGAACCCCAAAAATCCCGCAGGCCTTCAATAGTCTTGATGGCCTCGAACTGATCCAACCGGCTAGCTAAAACAGCTCGGTTGCTCATGCAGTAATAGTTATTGGAACCTCGGCGGCTTCTCGGCATGGCCTCATCTAGTGTGGCTTCCATCCGGCTATATAACCTGTAGACGTTTTTGAACTCCTTTACCGTCCACCAGGAGGCATCGTGGTGAATATGTAGCCCGCAGCTGCGATTTATCTTTGCCCCAGCCCTGGACAAAACCTTGAGGGCCGTGCGTACTTGCTCTAGACCTTCTGTGCCTTTGAGCGGCGGGCTTACAAGCTCGAAACCACAGCGGTACTTTGGATTTCTGACGGAAGCATCCGTCACAATTTTCCAGGTAGTCCGGAGCTGGTGATTGTACCCCTCATATCTAGTAGGAATACCAGAAGCAGTGAGCTTGCGGACAAGGTCCATAATCTCCCGTTCACTCAAATCGGTGAATTCGATTTCTACTCCAAAGGTTCTGTTTCGGTCAAAGGCTGTTACTGTCATTGGTGTTCCTCCTTATTACTTCAGGCGTGTTGTCCCGCCCTCTGTAATAATAATAACACCAATAATAATAAAAGTCAGCGGCTTTTCTTGCGCCAATTACTCCCAAATGCGCTCATAGAGCGCATTTCCAAGCATCCCCCTACAAAAGGAGACATCAAAAAAGACCGGTTTCCCGGTCTCTCTTTATAGTGATAAATATAAACCTGTTTCGGCCTCGAATACCAATTTCAACTGTTTCCAATACACACCTTCAAATCTGCCGACTTCCTTCTTATCTAGGCTAGTGATCTTCCCAAACACCATCGTATATGTATCGTCAGGGTTCAAAATTACCTCTAGGAAATTAGCTTTCTGACATCCTCTAAACATGAATTTCAAAGTGCCTTTTTCATCATAGGAAAAGTTATTGGCTCCAATCATTGCCCTAAGCTTTCCATATCCTCCGAGCTGCATCAAAGAGGAAAACGGACATGCAATACTGGGGAAAAAGGTCTGCAACTTTGGGGAAAAACCTCTTGCAAAAAACAGTGATTTCCTTAGGCTTTGTGCGCTGTCATTTGCTATTCGCCGGCTTTGGTGCCTCTGTAGATCGATATTGCGTTAAGCAATATTCCCCATTACTTTTCATCAAGCGTATCGGTAGCCTTTGC